GCTAAGTTTATTTTATTCACCAAGGATTCCTGTGGTCCTTGTGGTCTTGTCAAGAGATACTTCAAAGCTCTCAAAGACGAGCGTACAGGACTCATCCAAGAAGTCCAACTGGAAGACTTCAGCGATGAACCAATCCCCGAAGAGAACCTTGCTCTCGCCAAGAAGTATGGTGTGACTGCCACTCCTGTTCTAATCATCGTTGATGAAGAGACAGAAGAACTTCTAGAGACCTACTCCAGCGGTATGCCTATCACCCAGAACATTCGTAAGTTGTGGACTAAGTACGGTGTATAGTTTCTGGATCCACCTAGTAGCATTCTTTCAAGTTGTCGTGATGAACTGCATTCAACCCGTCAACTGGAAGTATTGTTACAGGGTGGACCAGTGGCTCTTGCCAGATCTGGTTGAGGGGTATAGAATATGGACTGGAGAAACCCACCCCTATCAAAATGAAAAAGATTATCTTAAAGACTTACCTCCCTCTAAATAGTTAGGCGGGGGGTCTTTTTATATGTCACAACTAAGAGCTACCAAACCAAAAATTGCTGGGAAGCTTCCTCTTGAGATTAAATACAACTCCAAGGCATTAAATTCTTTCTATCAGATTCAAGCAGAACGAGTCTCGAATCTGATTGACATTAAGGATGTTGTTGAGAATCATAATGTCTCTAGTAATGCAGAGACTCATGTTCAACCAGTTGACAATACAAATTCAACTGAGAGGATTGTACAATCATGGGGTGTGAAGATTACAATCCACCATGCAAAACATAGGAATTCTATTCTCAGTAAAATATACAATGCTCTAGAAAGCAAAGCAGATGAGATTATTCTAGAGTATCAAAATTTCTTTGCAATGAACCTCCTAAATGTTGTAGTTAGAGGGTTCAAACTGACTAGGAATACTATCTGGGCTAAGGGATCTAACAGTATTTTCCTGGAGTGTGATGTATTTGATGATGATGGTAATATCACTGAGACATTTTATCCATATGCAATTTTTGCCAAGGGAAATATCAAAGATCAGGGAGATCCACATGAACTGATGACTGGTGCCTTGATTGCTATGGGCAGTATCATTCCAGTGTCTAACATTAATGGCATGGATTTGATTAATAGAAATGCTGCACTGGACAATATTACAGATAGAATTCATTCCTATCTTAGTGGTAATTCTAAGATGGTTGGATGGAAAGAAAAAGAGCGTAGGTTAATTCAGGGTGACCATATAAACCTTGCAAAGGCATTGTCTGTTTCTAACTATGTAAATTTTTTGATGAAGAGAAACGCTGCTACAGTAGTAAAGGTGTATCAAACTGGTGCTGCATGGGATGCTGCGATTAGACACCTTGAAGGTAGTGGTCCAGAAAAAGATCAGTTGATTAAAGCATACAACTCTTCTGACCTGATCATACATTTTGTAAAATCTAGGGTTGATTATTACTGGGGTTTGTCTCTAAAGAAAAAATCTGGACCCAATGATGACCCAACTCTATTGAATAAACCATTGGTTGGTGAAGCTTCTGCGAGTGGTAAGCAAAAAGCAGGATACTTATACCTGAAGGCGCAGGGTAATGAGAAGCGAGACTTAATCAAGGCAGAAAATAATTTTTGGAAGCAGGTATACATGGTCAAGAATGGACCAGAACCTGAGTTTGCTCAGGGTAAAAAACTTGGTGACAATGTAGAACCTACTAACTGGCCACCAGATAAACTTCCAGCAGATTGGAAGAAGAGACTTGATAGTCAACTTGCAGATAATGAAAAGAATGCTGCTTTGACTGGTAGAGAGTATAGAGGTGACAAGTATCCTACTAACTTTTTCTTCAAAGAGTTGGACACTGTGTTCAGACGAATCATGACTGTTCCAGCAAACTTTAGAGAGTTTCTGGACCTTGCATTTAGATTTGACATTGATGAGTATGTGAACACTCCACACTTCTATTTCAGTCTTATTACTGGAACTGGTGACATTAAGAATGGAAAGATTGTTGTGTCTAAGGTTGAAGAAAAAAGTAGTGCTCTGATGAAAGAAGTGTTCAACATTATGTTTAACAAAGGCGTCTCTAGTCTGGGCAATCCATCTGCGATTGCCAAACCAGGCACACTAAAACTGTCCACCACCCCTGGCAAGGTGCAGGCGTTTGCTGCCAACGCGACAGCTGCCAAACTGTTCTACACCATGTCCATTGACAACATGCCTGTGGTAAACTTAGAGGTGAGATACAAGGGTGCCATCACTTCGTCGCCACAGTTTCAGGTCTTTATCACAACCGAGTTTAAGACTTACTACAAGCGAGCACAACAGATCCTAGAGACCAAAGGAATCCGCACTGTCCTACGATGACTAAGAACCTTCACCTAGAACACATTGAAGATCTGATGCTGATCGAAGGATCTGATGGCATCAAGACATCTTTTGACTATATTGATGATCTGGTAAAAACTTTCTCTGGGACTCCAAAGAACAATCGTAAGATTTCTACTAAGTGGGATGGAGCACCTGCTATTTTCTGTGGTCCAGACCCAGCAGATGGTAAGTTTTTTGTTGCTAAGAAAGGTATCTTTAATAAGAAACCTATCCTGTTCAAAAGCATCAAAGAGATTGAGGATGGTGAGAGTCGTGTTGATCTTGCCAACACATTCAAAGCAGTTTATAGGGGTATGAAACCTCTGTATGACAAAGGTAAACTGAAAGATGTTGTGCAAGGTGACTTTTTATTCCATGCTGGCACCAGACAAACTAAGACTGTCATGGGAGAAAACTGTGTGTTGTTCAAACCACAGTTGATCGTATATTGTATTCCTGATCACGATGATTTGTATGATGCTGCTAAAAGGTGTAAGGTCTGTGTAGTTATTCACGCCAAGTATCCAAAAGGAAATGCCAAAACTGTTGCTGACCTGTCTGTAAACTTTGGTTTTGATGCCTCGCACCTATCTACAGATGACTGTCTGATTATTAGTCCATTTACATCAGAACTTGGATCTAACATGGCACTCACACCCAGTGAAAAATCTAAGTTAAACACTTGGAAGCGTGCTGCCAGAAACCTTACACCCAAGGTAGCACCATTTGTTGACATGATTGCACCTGAGCATACTGACAACATGGGTGTTGCATATCTAATCAAGCAATACTTCAATGCTAGGGTTAGGGAAGGACAGAAAGTAACTAGTGCATCTGGATTTTATCGAGAATTTTGTGCCTGGTATGAGGATAAATTTAGGACAAAGTGGGAAGGGCTTACAGATCCTAAAGCGATTACTAGGTGGAAGAAAAAGTATTGTATCGGTAAGGCAGTGCTGGTTAATAACAAGACTCAGTTCATCAACATGGTAGCCCTATATAATACGATCCAGAATATCAAGGGCATATTCATACCTAAGTTTGAAGCAGGAGAGAGGTTCAAAACTTTCTATTATAATGAGGATGGAACCTATGAAGTTGGTGATCAGGAAGGTTATGTTGTTGTTAGGGAGTCAACGAACGCAGTAAAAATTGTTCAACGACTCGGTGGATTCAGCGAGAGAAACTTCAATGAGATGAAGCGTTGGTCTAAAAAATGAATAGGAAAATTGTACTAGCATTTGGTAGGTTCAATCCACCTACAATCGGGCACGAAAAGTTAATCGAAGCATGTGCTACTGCAGCAAGACAGCACAAGTGTGACTATAAAGTTTATATTAGTGTCAAAGTTGAGGCAGAAAAGAATCCATTGCCTCCTAATGAAAAACTTTGGTTTATGAAAAAGATGTTTCCCAGTCACGCTGATCACATCTTTGCAGATACTGATGTACCAGATCCGTTTTTATTATTGGCATTGTTCAACAAAGAGTATGATGAAGTTGTGTTTGTTGCTGGTTCTGATAGAGTCGCTGGTTATGAGAAATCATTCAATAGACATATGAACGGACCTACTGCAACTTTCTACTATAGTTCACTTAATATAGTATCATCTGGTGAAAGAGATCCTGACTCTGAGGGTGCTTCTGGTATGTCCGCTAGCAAGATGCGTGAAGCAGTCCAAAAGGGTGATATAATATCCTTTAGGAAGGGTATACCAAAAACTTTAGGACGCACAGATATGATGATGCTATACAATGCTGTACATGATGGGATGGGACTGTGAAAGATTTTAAAAAACTTAGAGAGGAAGCGACAAGACAGTCACATAGGCAAGCACCTCTGAAAGAGGGTGACTATATTATGTCTTCTAGGACAGGTGATAAGGGAACTGTTCATCGATCTGGTGTCAACTATGTTATTGCTATCACTGAGGATGGAAAAATGTTTCGTGAGTGGGTAAAGGACATTCGTCCTATAAATAGACCATAGAAGATCTTCAATTTTAAACAATGGATAAGCAGAGACCTGTTAACAAAGTCGCTCACAATGATGTGTATTCATCTACATTGATGGAAATGTATACAAACTGGATGGGTGGCGATTGCTTCCAAGGCAGTAATATTCCTGAAGCGTTTGCTGGAATGGATCCACAGTCTCATGGTGCTGAGGTTGAAGATACAACTAAGAAGAAGAAAAAGATTGATAAGAAAGAAAAGTCTGTTGCTGAAGACATTGAGATTCTTGAGCGTGAAGAGTATGAGATTGATGGCGTAACTTATGTCATTGAAAAGCAGAAAGGTCTAGACGGTAAAGCTTGCTGGAAAGGATACAAGCAGATGGGCACCAAGATGAAGGGTGGCAAGAAAGTTGATAACTGCGTCAAAGCAGGTTTTGAACCAGAAGGTGAAGAGATCTCTGAAGGCAAGGATAAGTGCCCCAAGTGTGACGGTGATGGTTGCAAGCATTGCGACAACAAAGGTTATCACATGAAGGAATACTTTGAGAAAGAGAATGGTAAGATGGTGAAGAAGCATAACTGTGCCGCTAAAGTTAAGAAAGAAGGTAAAGAGTATTTCTGTATTCCTGAGCAACACACCATGCTTGAGGATGGAACTGTAACCCACTACGATCTAGTCAGTGAGAAGGGTGAAGTTCTTAGAAATGTTCCTGTTACTGATCTTGAGATCGTTGTTGAGAAGATGCATGAGCACGCTGTTAATCATGCTAAGAATGCTGAGCTTCTAGGTGAGAAGAAACTAGATCCAGTTGGCAAGGCAGATGCTGATATTGACAACGATGGTGATGTAGACAAGTCTGACAAGTATCTACATGCCCGTCGCAAGAAGGTTAGTAAGATTCTTGCTATGAAGAAGAAAAAATGAAAACTTTTAAACAACTACGCGAAGAGTGTGAGTCTAAAGACAAAGAACGAAAAGCAAAAAAGTCAAAGAAAACTGTTGAGGTGATGCCAACCGTAAAGGATGGACCACCAAAAGAGTATACACCTACAAAATCTGAGTCTTTCGCTGGTAATTATCAGGGTCCACTCTATGCTCCTCACCCTGATTTAGTTCAGGAGGTAGCACCACCTGGCGCTAAGTATGAGAGAATGGTGAAGCATATCAAGAAGGGATATAAGAAAGATGGTAAGTTGACGGATGATGAAAAGTCCATCGCTTACGCCACTGCATGGAAAGCAAAAAATAAGAATAAATAGTTCAGCTCATTATGGACTATTACCATGCTCTCATTCCTACTCCCATTTGCATACAAAATCGTTGATCAAGCAGTTGCTAAGATTCCCGATGACGCAGAACTCGGTGAAAAACTCATTGACCTCTGCCTTCTAATCATTGGCAAAGCAGTTAAACTGACCAAGACAGAAGCAGATGATGCTCTGTTTGAGGCAGTAGCAAAAGCAATTAGAACACGCGAAGAAGCGTGATTCTGGGGGGCGCAAGCCCCCTTCTTTATAAATAATCGTAGTCACAGTATAAACTTGGAGCGTATCAATGTCTCTATACGGAAGAACTGACTCGGCAACCAATGTCACCAAGGCTGGTAGAGGTATTGCTGCGTCGTCTCAAGCTAAAACAGTTGTCTTCGTTGATGAAACGGAAGCAGCACTTGCGGAAAACAAAGCAAGAGGTATCAATGCACCTGGATGGTGGTCGTATTTTACATACACTGATGCTAGTGGTGCCACTCGCCACAAAGCAGAGCATCTTGTAACTCTTGCTAATGCAGATCTCAACTCTAACGAGACTCAATCTGATGACGATATTGCAGCAGACGTTCAGAACATCGTTACTATTTCTGTACCACCTGCAGATACATCAGTAACAGCACCTGCAACTGCAACCTTCTCTGTTACTGCATCAGTAACAACTGGTACAGGTACGATTGCATATCAGTGGCAACTCAGCACAGACAGCGGTGCTTCGTTCTCTGACATTTCGGGTGCAACATCTGCTTCTTACACAACTCCTGCAACCACTGCAGTAACGTTTGATGAGAACGGATATCAGTACAGAGTCAAACTCACCACCGATACTGGTGCTGCTGAAGTAGTCTCCGCTGCTGCTACACTAACTGTTGCATAAT